ACAATGAAGACAATGAAGAGGCTGTTGACCCAAATAGTAATTACACTTTTAAAACACTGTTCTTTTATTGTCAAAAGAAAAATTAAATTTAAATTTATTTACAAAAATATTCATAAATTTTTTTAGATAATGCCTTTCCTATTTTACGCACCTTTCCACCATTACCGGGTACAATTACATCTGTAAAATAGTTTTCACATCTAATTTCTTCATTTAATGATATGTAAATGTCAATTAATGATTTGATAGAAAGATGTACACTTAACGCACATGGACAAGGTACACTTGTTTCAGGTTCAACAACCATTACAACAATAGGTTCAACAATAGGTTCAACAATAGGTTCAACAATAGGTTCAACAATAGGTTTGATTACAGGTACAGTAATATAAGTTATAATTACTTGTGCAATTTTACTAGATACACCTGGGATAAGAAGTAGTTGGTTTAATAATTTATTATCTTTAATTTTATCTGAACGTTTAATTAACTTTACTTTGTTTTGAGCACCATCCATTTCAAAATCATTGTTTTTAAACTTTTTATATAATAGTACTATATTATTAAACGTATCCAGTTTATTTTCAGTTTGAATTACTTTGTATTTATGTTTGAATATAAGATTTAATAATGATCCATTTATAATAGTATGAGATAAAGTTAATTTATCAGAAAGATTATTTAATTTACCTTCTATAAGATAACAAACTTTTGATGCATCATTTATAGAATCTAATAATCTTTGTTTTTGCTCACGAAATCTTCCATCAGTTATACTTGCACAAAGGTCTCGTATACTTTTTCTTTCAATTGCTAAACGTATTGTATATAAATTGTCAATGTCATCTAATATAACAAAATCACCTATAAGCAAATTAGTTATCTTGAATTTTATTTCAACATTGTTAATTGTAATAGCCTTAATCATATCATTTTCTATTATGCAATAATCTGATAAGCGTTTTATAAAATCTTGTTCCCTATAATCGATTAATAAATACATTTTATTTCTTTACATTATATATCAATAAAAAACATTAAAATGAACGGAAGTAAAAGTAAATTCAAAAGTAATCGAACTAATTTGAAAAGTAATAATTTAGATATTGATGAAAACAATTTAGATATTGATGAAAACAATTTAGATATTGATGAAAACAATTTAGATATTGATGAAAACAATTTAGATATTGATGAAAACAATTTAGATATTGATGAAAACAATTTAGATATTGACGAAAACAATTTGAAAAGTAATAATTTAGATATTGATGAAAACAATTTGAAAAGTAATAATTTAGATATTGATGAAAACAATTTGAAAAGTAATAATTTAGATATTGATGAAAAATGCGATAAACGGGGTGTTAATATCTTTTTGGCAAATTTAGTATTTGTATTTCATACAATAGTTATTTTATTCGTTTTAACAGCACCGTTTTCTAATATACCAGCTTTGTTGATTTTACATATAACATTTAGTATTAGTTTGATATTACATTGGTTGTTTAATAGTAACGAATGTTCTTTAACTTATATCGAAGCTAAATTAAGAGGATTAGATAAAACACAAAGTTTTACACATCAATTTGTAGCTCCAATGTACGAAATATCAACAACAGAATGGTCAAAAATATGTTATATTATAACTATTGTATTATTGTGTGTATCAATGTATTATTTATACAATTCAGAAAGAGTTTCAAAAGCATTTGGTCTTTATAGTTCATTATCAAATAACCCAGATTATCTAACTAAATCATTTTATGAAAAATCATTTATTACTTTCAATTGTTTTAAAGATCTTTTAGTTTGGCAATAACTTTAGCTGCGTAATTGGTTTTTGTTTTTTTTATATTTATTAATGATATACTATGGATATAGATTTTTACTCACGTTATATAAATATAAATTTTGATGAAATTTTAACTGAAAATAATAATTTATTGGTTAATTCTGAAGAAATGTATTTAAAATATAAAAAAAAATATTTTGATGAAACTCACACAAATTACAAGTTATTTAAAGATTTTTCTACAGAATTAAAAATATTAGAAAACGATCAAGGATATACAAATAATAATAATAGATATTTATATGTTTACAAAGATATTACAAAGATTGAAGAATTAAGATTAAATATAAAAAATATAGTCATTGCTCAAAATACTTTATTTTACAATTTTAATCATTATATAAATTTATTAAATTCAAAACAAGAATTATTCATAAACAATAAACAAAATAAACGAAGTATTCTATCAAGATTATTTACATCATAAATAAACAAAGTATTTATTTACATCATAAATAAAAGTAAATAAAAGTAAATAAAATAAATAATGTAAACGTTTACATCATAGTAGTTAATATGGATACAATTTGTTTAGATTTTTCGCTTTCCTTTTCCATTTTATGTTTATAATCATAACAAGTTCGTAATTCATTTTTGATTTGATTTAGTTGACTTTCAAGATGTTCAATTGAATTTTGATGTTTAGAAATTAGTTTTTTAGTTCCTGATAAAAATTTTCCGTGTAAAAACATTAATTCTTCTGTTTGAATTTGTTCAGTACAACAAGGGCATTTTCTACTATCAAAATATTCAGAATCAATAACTGGAAAATCGTAGATATCCTTGAAATGAGATTCTGCCAAGCATTTGATATGAAAAATATGATTACAAGATAAAATCAAATAATTTTTAGATGTATTATCCGAACAAATTTTACAAGTAAAATTTTCTTGATTGGAATTTTTTACTGGATGTCTATCATCTGTATGCCTATCATCGGTATGTCTATCATCTGTATGTCTATCATCTGTATGCCTATCATCTGTATGTCTATCACCTGGATGTCTATCACCTGGATGTCTATCACCTGGATGTCTATCACCTGGTTTTTCAAGGTACATTTCTCTTAGAACAGCTACTTTTTGGTTTTGGTTTTGGTATTCAACACTACTGCGATCGCTATCACTTTCATAAAGATTTTGCATTTTATTATTATCACAATATTAATAATAAAATCAATTTTTTATAACTTTACTCAAGTTATTTTTCATTAATATGAAAGTTATTTTTCATTAATATGAAAGTTATTTTTCATTAATATGAAAGTTATTTTTCATTAATATGAAAGTTATTTTTCATTAATATGAAAGTTATTTTTCATTAATATGAAAGTTATATTCAAATTTTGGTAGAATAGTGGTTGAAATGACTATGCCACAGTATTCTTGTGGTGTTTCCGAATAATCAATATAACTATAAAGGTTTAAGCGTATAGCTTCTATAATTAATAATTTAAATATTTGTCTAAATTCTTCACCGTGTCCTTGTATAGCAAATCCATTTTTATCGTAATTACATAAATGTCCCAATTCGTGTAAAATTACATACATTAATAAATTAATATCATATACATTTTCAACGCGATCTCTTGTCCTTAAACATATATGCATATCCTTTTTATCAATTGTATATGTAGTATATCTATCATCTACAGCTCCTTCTGATAATATATAAGAATTGTAATTTTCAGCTAATTTTTTAATAAAATAATTTTTACCAGGATCTTTTTCATATTTTACTTTTAAATGATCTACTAATTTTGTAATACGCTTATTTATTTCAGCCAATGTATTTGCAGATTCTTTTAAATAAGTGTCACCTTTTGTATTCCCCCTTCTAATTATATATTTTCTTTTGTCTAAATCTGATTCTATATACAAAGTTTCATTGTACGTAGTAACTATATTTATTGTAAAATATAATACCAATACAAATGCTATTAATATTAATATCATATCCATTATTAATAACACTGAAAAAAAATTTTACTCAAAAATTTCTAAATTAATCAATTATTGTTGTTGTGGTTGTTGTTGTTGTGGCTGTTGTGGTTTAGATTCGATAGCATCCTTGCAAACCGGGCATAACTTACAATCTGGTTGTTGAGAGCTTTGTGTATTATCTAACATTATTTTATCTGCATTCTTTTGTAAAAAATGTCTATAATGCTGAGAATTCATAATTTTGTATTTATTTTGAATAGTATTATTCATTTCGCAATTAGGATTATAATCTGTAAATACTCGCGCATCACTCATAGCAAATTTAGGCATTGTCTGTGTATTATATATTATAAAGAGATAAAAAATTTAAGATTTTTAATTTTTATTTATTAAAAATTGATCATAATTATTTTGATCAGAAATAATATCCCTAAAAACACCATTACCCCCACTGCTTTGACCTATATTTAATTCTAAACCATTATCTTCAACCAATTCTTCATTTTGCATAACAAATTGTTGTTGTGGTTGCTGTTGTGGTTGCTGTTGTGGTTGTGATTGTGGTTGTGGTTGTTGTTGTGATTGTGGTTGTGATTGTGGTTGTGATTGTGGTTGTAGTTGTTGTTGTGATTGTGGTTGTGATTGTGGTTGTTGTTGTTGTGATTGTGATTGTGGTTGTGATTGTGGTTGTGGTTGTTGTTGTGATTGTGATTGTGGTTGTTGTTGTTGTGATTGTGATTGTGGTTGTGATTGTGGTTGTGGTTGTTGTTGTGATTGTGATTGTGGTTGTGATTGTGGTTGTGGTTGTGATTGTGATTGTTGCATAGGATTTTGACTTTCAGAATTCATATTAAACAATGATGTTAATAATTCTGGTGTTAGTAAAGAAACATTATTACTTGATGGTAAACTTGTAAATGATGAAATACGAGATAATCCAATATTCATAGGTGACATACTTGACATAGGTGACATAGGTGACATAGGTGACATAGGTGTAGATTGTAGATTAGATTGACGTTTTAAATGATCATTAATTAAAAGTAATTCGTTGTCTAATATTTTAAATGTTTTTGAAACATCATTTTTATAAGATTGTAAATCTTTAATTCTAGATTTCATTTTTTGATTTTCTGTATAAGATTGTTCAAATTTATTGTGTAATTTAGTGTATTCATTTTCTGATTCTCTAAATTTATTAAAATAATACCAAGATATAATACCAAAAACAACACATATAATAATAGATAGTTGATTTGACATAGTTTAAATTAATATTACATTATAATAAAATATACATTACTTAACGTAAAATCGTATAAAAATTGTAAAATAATTATTGTAATAAATGATGATTGATATTGTAAATAATTATTGATATTGTAAAATACATAAAATATTATCTATATAAATTTGTTCATGTCTTTTGATTAAAGAACTAGTAACACTTCTACTCCTTTTGATATAATCACTTACTTCTGAAACACTACTCCACGTATTGATAATTTCTTGAGTAGAACTATTAACTTGTAATATTTGTTTTGCATTTTTTGGTTTATAATGTTTTATAGGTTCGGGTTGATCATTTGATTTCAAACTAAAGCCCAACCAACCACCAAGACGGCCGTCCTTTCCATTTGATTCATCTCCAGTTCTTAGTCTAATAAATTGTATATCTAAATAGTTTTTTAATTTCTCTTTAATAACATTTGTAAATGTATTACTATACCAGTTTTCGAATTCTAGGAAAAAGTCTTGCATTGTAATTCTATAACCAGGCGCTCTTTGGTGATTCTTGTAATAGTTAATGATTACAAAGTAGTTAATGATTACAAAGTATTGGATCTGATGTTATTAGTATACGTAAATGGTTTATAAGGTGTTTTTTTAGGTGTATTATATGATGTTTTTTTACCAGTATAATAAAAATTAGAACAAACATAATCATCTTTCATTTCTAATAGATCATCATACACCTTTTTTACAACTCTTTTTTTATCTGTGTCATATGGTCTAATTATAGACATACATTCTTCGTAATTAAACCATCCTATATTTTGAACTTCTCCTGTCTGTATTTTATTCTTGTAATCTATTTTTGGAGGAGGTACTTGGTCTTTCATTTTAACCAAGTAATAAATATGTCTATATCTGACACCATTTGTACCAGTAAATTCTTCGTGAATAGTAGGATAATTTTTGATAAAATCATAACAAGATTTACCATAACCTGTTTCTTCATAAAATTCTCTTTCTGCACAAACAATATTTGTTTCCTTCATATTTCTTCTACCTTTGGGAAATCCAAATTCTTGAAATCGAAAACTTGCTTTTGATTGATTAATTAATTCTGGAATGTTTAGTTTTTTAAATCTTTTATGAGCAAATTCATATTCGTTTTTAAAACATTTGCTATCGTGATTTACCCATAAAGCTCCCCAGATTTCATCAAATGATTTTGTTAATAAATTATTTTTTTCTGTATCAGTCATTTCATTTAGAAAAATTGGTAAAATATTATTTAATTCATTTTCATTTTCTGGGTATTTACCTCTTACAAAATCTGTAAATCCCATCGTATCCTTTCTTTGAATCATCAAAAATTTTGTTTTTGGATAACTTTTGTTATTATAAAAATTGTTATTGGATAGTATTTCTTGTAGTTTATCGTTTGTATCATACATTTCATCTTGTTTTGATTCAACTATTTTAAAAGCAATAATCCCAAAACTTGTAATTGGACCATTACAATCCTTTACAACGTGACCTTTTTCACCACAATTTACACAATAAATGTTTCTATATTTTAATTTGTTTGGTGACCTTTTTTTGCAGTAATTGTAATAAGACAACTCTTTTTCATCTAAATACACAAAAGTATCAGATTCTACATTGTTTTTAAAATCGTTTTCATATGGGTTTTGGTTTTTATTTATTTCTCTATTCGATTTGTCATTATTTTTTGAATCTTTTTGGTCAAACATAACATCAATATCGTTAATCTTGTTAAATAAATTAAATTCGGCTTTTAAATTCGCTTTTTTTTATTTTAAAAGACGTTTGAAAATTATATTTTTAGTTATATATATGGTATATATGATTGATTTGTATCTGTTTAATACCATAGTTAATACAATTTGGTACATTTTTACAATATTATTTGTTTTGTATCGTTTTACCTCCTTTTTTAGTTACATTTACAATTTTGTTAGATTTTGTGGTAAATTATTTGTTGGTGTAAATTATGTATATAATCAAACTAAAATGTATATTAGGAGAAGAAGTGGGTATATTAATTTAAATAGCGATGATATAGAAGCACAAACTGAATTTCTATTACCTGATCAAAATACAAAACACAAGACAATATTTGAAACATTTAAAGCGAGTATTGTTAAAAAATATAATAATTATTATTATATGATATTTGGAAAACAAAATACACCTACACCTACAAACATTATACCATTAGTAGAAACAACCACAACCTCACATAATAATTTACGTTCTTTCACAAGACATTCAGAACAAGATTTATTTGATAAACATATAAATGAATTGTGTGCTAATAATAGTTCTATAGAATTTGATAATTATATAACCAACGTGTCTAATAACGTGTCTAATAACGTGTCTAATAACGTGTCTAATAACGTGTCTAATAACGTGTCTAATAACGTGTCTAATAACGTGTCTAATAACGTGTCTAATAACGTGTCTAATGAATCTAACAATATGTTTAAGACAGTAGATTTGACTACAAATACTGAAAGTTTTTTAAACAGTAATTATTTTAAAAATTTTTATGAACCAGTTGTAAATAAACCATACAATGTTCAAGATAGTAATATATTATTCGACTCCACTTTTATGACTAATCAATTTAAAAATGTTAAAGACGAAACTTATCCAAAAGACAATTATAATTTATCACAAAGTTTTCCAAGAAGTAACTTGTCACAAAATTTAAATATAATTCGAGAAGAAGAACAAGAAAGTCAA